TCAGTTCACCTACTGCACGCTGGGTTTTCACCTGTTCCTTATCATACTTAGAAACTGCTGATTCCAAAATTGCTTTTGGATAAATTCTTCCATTGCGGTTCTTCTGTTCCGCCTGGGCAAAGATACCTTCAATGATATAGTTCTTACCGCCGCCTTCTTTAGCTTCGACGATGTAAGAAACCTCTTCTGTATGCTCTGTAATCAGTTTCATTTGAATCTACCTTTTACCCATCATGCTGCCAAATTGCTTAGCAGCTCTCATTGCTTCTTTTTCAGTGCGCAGAGTATCGACCACCTGGTTGTCAAACATTACGTTGAACTTACCTTGGGCGTCTTTAGTTACCATAGTCTCTCCACCCTTCATGTCAAAGACCTTAAGGATCTTGTGACCTTTAGGAGAAATGTTTTTGGCAAACTCTTTAAAGCTCTGCATCTTCTTCTTCTACTTCTTCTGGCTCGACAACATCGTCTTCAAGCTCTACGTCTTCTTCTTCAGGATCAACGTCATTGTATACTTGGTTAGCGATCATAGCCTTATGTGATTCGAGGCGATCTGCTAATCGTGTGTTAATCATGTCAGAGAATTGCTTCTCTGCTTCAACAAAGTTCTTATTTGCTACATTATCTAAAAAATCACCAATGTTCTCAACCATAGAAAAAGTCCTTATAATCCTAATTGTAATATATTTATAATAATTTTGTTTTTAATATCAAATGTCTGGCTCTTGATCTGGATCCGGAATGTCACCATCCTTCTTTTCCTGATCAATCTGATCCTTCATAGTTTTGATATCGTCATCAGTCAACATCAATACATTCTTCTGTGCCCATTCTTTAGAGTAGAAAGTACCTAAGTATGGTTCAATCTGCTGAAGCATACCAACACGCTCTCTCAGCATTTCGGTCTCTTTAAGTTCAGAGAAATAGTTGTCGGTAATGTAATCTACGTACAGATCACCCTTCCACTCTTGCCAGTCTTCTTCTGTAATGATTCCTTTTAATATCAATTGCTTCTTCAGAACATTATAGAACAGATCAGAGAATCTACGGCGGAGTCTGTTAACAAACTTCTGGAACTTATACTCATCTCTAGTAATTTCAGAGCTACGTCCTAAAAGACCGCCTGCTTGATCCTCAGGATTCAATCTGCTAGTAGGTACGTTAAGTGCCTTATAAAGCTTTTTCTGGAAGTAGAGAATATCCTCAATTTGCCCTAAGTTCTCACCACCAGGCAATGTACTAATCTCTGTGCCTCGTCCGCCTTCACGTCTTGGTAGCCAGAAGTCTTCCAGCATCGACATATGTTTGGAATCATTCTTGAGGTCACCGGTGTTAGCATCGTATACCAGCTTATTACGATACTTTGCCATAATATCTTTAAGGTACTGTTCAGCCTTACCTCTTGGTAAGTTACCTACGTCGATATAAAAGATACGACGCTCAGGTGCTCTAGCCAATCTGTAGATAACTAAAGCATCTTCCATCATGCGTAACTGGTTAACAGGTTTTAGAGCTTTATGAAGATACGAAACTACTTTTCTACGACTAGAATCTAGCAATCCGCTAGTTACATAGCTGATAGCATCTGGAGAGATCTTAACAGCATTCTTATTATTAGACCCACCAACATAGTTAGTACTTCCACCTGACTTATCCTCGGTGTAGATAAAGTACTCATTTACCTTCTTGACAATGTTTGCACCGGTAACAGGATCTTTTTCCTTCTTTACCTCTTTTACCTTACGGATCTTAAGTGCATCAATCGGACGGATCTCTTGAATGCCTTCCTGAGGTCTCTTTGGATCTACGACCAAGTGGTGATAGATTCTTCCATCTACGTAGTATCTACGGAAAATGTCATGCGCATAGTTCTGGAAGTCCAGCATTGCAGCAACATTATCGAATTCTTCTTTAATCTGCTTCTTAATAGAATCAGTAACTTTCACATTGTCCATGTTCAGTTCTACCAAGTCGTCTTCACCTGAGATAACCTCATTGACAATGTCTTCTACGGCAGCGTCCACTTCAGGATGCATAGCGATCATTCTATACTTCTTGATTAGATCCTTATCATCCTTAGCTTGGTCACCACTAAGATCTACGAAAGATCCATAGTGACTACCGGCAGCAGTAATATATCCTGCGCCATCATCATCTAAGGGCGGAACAATAGATGGAAGCTGCTCTTTTTCTTTTTCTCTTCGGGCTCTTTTAATCTCCAAGCCAAAGAGTTTTAAACTATCGTCTGCCAAAACACTTTCTCCAAAAATGAGAGTAGGGGAAAGCCTATTCTCTCCCCTACTTTATTTATTACACCTTAATTGGTGGTGTTAGATTCCCAGTACTGAACCTGGAAGGTTACAGAGAATTCTTCAATTGCTGCGGCAGGATCGTATGACAGATCAATTGGAGAAATATCGGTTGGGAAACAACCACGGAAGTTGTAGGTTTTCAGGACACTTGCATCACGGTCTAACTGTTCGATTACCAGATCAGCCTGGTAATCAATAGGGTTAGTAAGACCAGTGTTAAGCGAGTGAGCATTGATCCCATTCATCCAACGTTCCATAGCATTACGAACGTTGAAGTCGGTGTCGTTAATGATGGTTGCTGTCCATACGTCAAACGTACGATCACCAGCAATCTTCAGTTCACGACCCCGGAATGGTACAATGATTTCCTGCATAATAGAGCCAGGAAGCTGAGCTGCCCGACACATAAACGATGTGAGTTCTACATCCCCTGCAGCATACCCTGGAAAGTTGATCGTTGCCTTGAATAGATTAGGTCTAGCACCGCCACCTTTCAGTTTTGCCTTGAAGTCATCGACTCCTAAAATAGCCATTGCTTATATCTCCTTAGTTAAGCGGTTTAGAATGACAGACCAACTACTTCTTCAAAGTCAACACCGGTACGAGTAGCTACAAAGTTCAGAGTAATGTAGTTAATCGAGCGAGCTGGCTTAATGAAGATAGTAGCAACGAATTCATTGCGATCAATGATTTCTGGAGTGTTGTTAGTAGTATCGCAAACCACACGGAAGTCGGTAATACCACGACGCCCCTTTACCTCTCTGAGGAATGGCTCAACGATGTTAACAAACTGTGCTCTGGTGAACTCATCGTTGAATTCAAAGAGTACAGATTTAGCAGCTTCAGAAATTGCTCTTTCCAGAGTCAGGAACAAACGACGTACGTTAATACGATCGAATGCCGATGGACGGTTCTGCATGGTCTTATCACCATAAAGAACAATTCCTGATCCAGGAATATTAGTAATCGGATTGATACCTGCTTTGTATAGGGTATCTCTCTCAGCCTTGTTAGGAGAGGTTAAGATATCTGTTACACCAAAGTATCTACCCCTAGTAATACCCGCTGGAGAGAACCATGGAGCATTGGTATAATCGGTTTGAGCCATCAGACCCGCAGTCGAAGAGTTGGCAGGAATCCGAATATACTTATCATTGTACTTATCAAATACATTGAGGTAGTTGTTATCCATGAATAAGTAATTGCTTTGAGTGAGACCCTGTGCAAAAGATACTGTATCGTTAACTGGAGCTGTAGATAAGATTTTTTCTAAAGGTGGAGAAGCAACTACTACACAATCTTTACGAGTTTGCTCTGCAGTAGCAACCATATCGTTAATAATTGTTCTATTGTCAGAATCTGCAAAACTGCTATTATTGAGAGGAGGAGCAATTAAGAAATCTACCGTATAAGCATCAACATCATCAATAGTGTCGAATCCGGAAGAATAATTAGCTACGGATAAATCTGTAGGAGTAGCTCCGTTTCTTAAAACTTTAGTTTTTACGGTTTCATTTCCTGGAGCTAATGTGTAAACGGTAGTCTCATCAATTGCATCACCTCCGATACTGTTAACCCCATAGAAAGAACTATCAATATTATCTGCTGCTACCAACCAAACGTAATTAGACTGGTTGTTAATTACGTCTGCAATGTAATTTGTAGATCCATCAGGATTCTTTGCATTAGATGCCAGAGATACGTACGGATACGTTTCTAGTACTGCATCTTTTGTTCCTGTGAATGCTCCATCTTTATCGATAATGGCCACGTGGATTTCATCATCTACACCGCCTAATTGGCTGACGAAAGAAGATGTCCCGGGAGCAGAGTTGAATTCCCCACTAACAGCTACTGACCAACTGTTAAAAGCTGAATCATTAGGACTTACAGGACATAATTGAATTTCAATAGAATTTCCGAGCTCGCCATGATACTTAGCGATGAATCCGTGTAAATCACTATCCAAGGCTGCTCGCTGAGAATTAAAGTCGTCCAGATTTTTAATATCTACTGCAGTTCTATTAGAACCAGTAAAGTCATCTGAATCGTATGCATTTGCTCCGCTATCTCCATCTCCTCGAATTACCATTAAAGAGCTGGAATACTTAGTAAAGTAAGCAGCAGTATGGAAATCAACAGAAGTGGAATTACTTGGAGAAGCAAACTTACTTACTAAAGTTGATTCGTTATCAACTAAAGTTGGTGTTTCTACGGGTCCCCAGCGGAAATTGCCCACGTAAGCACCAGTCGAAGTGGCTACGTTAGGTACAATACCAGTAAGATCGATCTCACGGGTAACTACGGCTGGAGACTGCGAAGGCGTGAAGAATGCCATTTCGTCTTCCTTTTTTCATTTGAATTAAATTATAAGGTAAACATAATAAGTTATTTCAACCATATGAATATTTATAAGAATTTAGTTTTAGAACAATTCAGTACGCTCTGCCACTTCCCACGTATCATTACCGATTCTTTCCCTAACTGGTTCATCTTTCCCGTTGTCGACAAATCCAAATGGAACTACTTCGTCTTCGATCTGTTTCATCTTTTCTTCATACAGCATCTGCTTCAGATTAATATCAGTATTATCTACGAAAGACTGACTGCCAACATACCAGGCAAACATGACTAAGTTCATTACTAAGTCATCATGGTTACCATCCGAAGCTTCGAATGAGTTACCTTTTGCTTCAAACGTAGAGCACTCAGAGATAGTATTCATGTCAACTAGATGTAATCTTTTTTCCTCGATCAAATCTTTTAGGTTAGAGCAGCCGATTCTCTTAATCTTACGATTCATGGTAACACCAATC